AATTATTATAATTAACTTTTTCAGGAAAACCTATAGTTTCAATATCTATAAATAAGTTTCTACTTCCACTAGTCATTTTTGTTTAATGATATAAAAATATTTATATATCATATATCATTTTTTTATTTATATAAAGAATATTATATTATAATATTATAATTATAAATTATGATTATTATTCCTATAGGAATAGATTGTGATGTTGCTGATTCTTTAAGAAAATTAAATATTAGAAAATATGCTCTTCCATTTGATTGGAATGTTACATATACTGGAGTAAAAGATATTTTTGAAAATAATTTCAAAGATTTTGTACCACAAAAAAGATTTAGTATTTATGCTAATACCGACAATTCGTGTGTATTTAATAAATATAATGTTTTATTTATGCATGAAGATTGGAAAAACAATACTGAATTACATCAAGAAAAATATAAAAAAAGAATTGAAAGATTAAATGAATTATTATTAAATACTTTTGAAACTATATATTTTATAAGAAAAGGACATATGTATTTACATCATAAAGAATATTATTATAAGGATGATATTGAATCTGTTAAAGAATTGAATATATATTTAAAAGAATTTTATCCACAAATGAAATTTAAAATTATTTTAATTTTATCTTGTTTATGTTGTAATATGCAATATAAAAATGAAATTATTGATGAAAATATTACTATAAGAATAAATAATAGTAATAATTTTTGTCAATATTTTTTAACAGATATTGTTCCTCTTATTAAAGATTAAACTTTTTTAAAGATACACCATCTATTTAAGAAACTGAAATTCTTTTGTACCTCATCCTTATCTAAAGCTAAAACATCTTTATGAAGTTTATCTTTAATATTATCAATATCAGTAATTTCACTTTTTATTTTATTAAATGTTTCTCCAAACATCTCAGTTTCTTCAATTTCTAAGTTAAATTCTTTACATTTCTCTACAAGGAAATCAAAATGAACTATATATTCTGGGATAAACCTATTTGTAGATTCAATAAATACATCTATCTTTTTATTATACATTGATTCATAATCATTATCATATCTTCTAATAATAGCCCACGTGGGTTGAGTATTTTTATCATCTATATTTTCATATAAATTCTTTTTTCCTTCTACAATATCTCCTCCTGATGCGTATAAAGCGTTTTCAACTGATTTACCATCCATAAAGGTACAGAAGAATACACCATCCTTCTTTAATAATGAACTTATGTTTCTTAAAAATCCGTTTAATGTATCCTCTGATTTAAAGAAATAATGAGTACTGAACATACAAGAACATGTATTGAATTTATTTAATCCTACACCAGCAATATGTGAATAATATTTTTCTTCTCCACTATTTTTTTTATTAAATATAATTTTAAGTAGATTAACACTGTCTTTATCATCTATAAGATTTCCATTACTATCTTTAATAATATTTTTAGAGCAATCTCCTGTAATAATACTTTTTGAACAATCACCCACAGCAAATACCATATCTGTAAATTCAAGTTTATTACTATTTTCATTTTTTTTAACAAAATTATTACGTCCGTTAAGCATTCTACTATATGCTCCAGAACGTGGGTTATAAATATTATTTTTTACTAAATCAATTCCTAAAACAAATTTATATCCATTGCTAAACCATCTTGACATATCACCTCCTTGACCACATGCTAATTCAATTAAATTTCCTTTGATTTTAGGTTTTGCATAAAGCATACTTTTAATTCCTTGATTATGAAATTGATGCATATGATATGATAACATAGCTTCCCTAGGAATATTTCTAGAATAATATATATCATCTGTTTCTAATAATTTTTCATCATCAATAATATCATCCTCGTTAAATACTGGTTCATTACCTATAATCATAGCTTCTGTAACTGGATTATGTATAGAACGCCATATATTAATTGCAACACTTAGATCATTTGCTGTCTTTGAAAGTTCTCCTTGATTATAAATTCTTGTCTTATCTTCTCTTACTCTTATTGGTTTCCATCTCATAGATACTGGTTGGATAGATTCATCTAAAATATATTTAAATTCAACAATACTATCTCCTTCTACTTTAGAACCATCTTCACATACAATTTCTCCATTAGCTCTTAATTTAATAAAAGCTTTTTCAATACCATTTGAATAATAAATAGTTGGTTTAAATAATTTAGGAACATAATTTTTTTTCTTATCTTTTTTCGCATTTCTATATTCTTTATCATATCTTGTACGAATAGCATCATCAATTGTATAATCTTCCCATTGTTCAGCATTATATCCAACATATAATAGTAATTCTTTATATTTTTGTCCTTCTATATTTAAAATACGTCCTTCTTTTACTAAGAAATCAATAGTATTTTGTTCTGCAGGTTTCCATTTAAATACTCTATCCCATTTCATATTGTCTGTAATTTGGGTGGGTCTATTTGCATAATAACCAAATACCGCTAATTTAGCAGGAGTAAATATAAGACCATCAATATCATATAAATATGGTGTATTTTTACTTAAAATTTTTTTACAATTTTTAAGTATATCTTCGCCGTTTTTATTATATAAGTGTTTTTTAACAATATAGTCAATTGATCCAATGCTTGTTTTTATTAATTTTTCTGTTTGTAATAAATATTCATATCTTGATTCTTTTAATTCTTTATCATTCATTAAAGGTAGCTGTGTTATTTTTTTGCCACCATAATAGTATATATCAAAAGCAGCATATAATCCAGTTGAACTATTGTCTTTTCTAGATTTACAAGAAATATATTCACCATCAATAAGACTATTAAATAATTCATTTGAAGCAATTAAACCTGTATCATCTATTTTGTATGTATTGTTAATTAAATATATTTTTCCTTTTGAATCCACGTATATTAGAATTCTTTCACCGTCTGCTTTTTCTGTAACAGTATATTCTGATAAAATACTTATAACACCATATTCATCGGGATTTGCCATATTTTCTTTTTCTAATGTAACTGGTTTTGGTGTTAAAAGAGGAGGTTTATTAGGATTAATATTAAATTTTCTTACAAATATATCGTTTTTAACAAGATCGTAATATTCATCTAAAATTTTTTTTTGTTGAGGTTTAGTTAATATAAATGTTGATAAAAATATGGATTGTTCCATTTTAATAATTGCTGGTAATATATTTTCTTTTAAAGTATTTGTAACATCAATATAAAATTCATAATGCTGGTAAGATTTAATAATACCTGAATTTTTTAAAGTATAAAATGCGTCATTATTATCATTTAATTTACAAATATTAACAACAAATTTAGTATTTGTTTTATCAGTATATACAATTTTTTTATTAATTTTAAATATTTTTCTAATATCATTCCAGTTTTGATGAGGATTTTGAGACAAAGAAGTATTATTAATTGTAAATTCTAATGTAGAATTAAATAGATCATTTATAACATCATTTGCTATATATTTTTTATTATTCCAAATTATACCTTTTTGTTTTAAATTATTAGAAACGCAATATTTAATAATATTGTTATATCCTTTAATATGCATTGATTTATCATCTGATGACACTTCTAAATACTCTTTTTCAATCTCTTCAGTATAACCTGAAGAACGCATTACATTAATAAAATTATTATATTCTGCTTCAGTCCAAATAGAATTATTATTTTTAAAATTAATACACCATTCATTATTTGTAACCATATTAGATTGTTTATCTATGATATTAAATATTATATTGTTTTTTGATAATTCCATTATCCCTTGTTTATCTAATACATAGATATATATATTTATATATCATTTTTTATATATGATGAATAAAAAATGATAATATTATATTAAGAATAAGTATAATATATATAATAATGGAACTAGAATCTAATACTTCATCTAATATTTTTATACCTATTAAATTTAATACAACTGTTCAGTTAAATTCAAAAGAATTAAATAAAAATTTTGAAGAAGTCATTAATACAAAGCTTAAAAATAATTTAGAAAATATTTGTAGTAAATATGGTTTTATTAAAAAAGGAAGTATTAAAATTATTAAAAGATCTATAGGTTATTTTAAAGAACAGCAATTCAATGGAGATATTGCTTTTAATTTACAATGTATTGCTGAAATATGTAATCCTTCGCAAGATTCTATTATTAAATGTCGTGTAAAAGCTAAAAATTCTTTAGGTATTCTTGCTGAAGGAATACATGATAACACTGCTATTTTAGAAATTATTGTTCCTAAAATATCATCTGGTATTAAATCTGAAATTGACATTGAAAGTATTCAAATAGGTGATAATATTAATATTCAAGTATGTGGTAAGAAATTTATGTTATATGATAAACACATATCTATTATTGGTAGAGCAATCAAAGATAACAATGAAAATATTATTATCGAAAATATATTAAATGATAATGAAGATTTTGAACAAGAACAGGAAGAAGAAGAAAATTTAGATATTGATATCAATGAATCAGACGATGATTATGAAGATGAAGATGATGACGACATGAGCATAAAAAAAATTATTATTAAAAAAGATGATATTATTGAAGACGAAGAAGAAGATGATGATGATGTAGATGAAGATTTTGATGATGAATTTGAGGAAGATTTAGATGAGGAATTTGACGATAATGATGATTTTGAAGAAAATGATATTGATTAAATAAAATATATAAAGTTTTAATTTATAAAATATAATAAAATGTATTTTGATATTTTATTAAAAAAAATAAAGAACAATGAAAATATTTTTGAAAATATTATAAACCCTTTTTCATTATATTTTATAGCAGATCATTATTATGGTAATGAATTAAATGAATGGAATTTAAATAATTATTTTAATAAAAATAATATATTAATCAGTAATAATATATCTTTAATAAAAGACTATGATATAGTACATGTTCAAGTTAATTTTTTTGAAAAATTTTGCAATGAAATTTTAGATAAAATAGATAAAAAAATAATTTTAGCAACAGGTCAATGTCACGCGTATCAAATAGAAAAATCTATTTATACAGAAAAAGTATTAAATAATAAAAATATTGTATTATGGATTTCACAAAATCCTATATATGAAGATATAGATAAATATGTTGCATTTCCATATGGTATTCTTCATTTAGATTTATATTCGTATGCTATAGCATTATTAAATTTTAATTTTATAAAGGATAAAAATGTAATACATTTATCATTAAACCATGCTACTAATCCGTGTAGAAAAAAATTACCTATATTACCACATTTACCTCGTTTAGATTTTTATAAAGAAATATCAAAATCTAAATTTTTAATATCGCCAATTGGAGATAGAGATGATTGTTATCGTCACTATGAGGCAATTGGATTAGGTACAATACCTATATCAAATATAGGCAAACAATATAAAAAAATTTTTGGAAATAACATGCATTATACAGATATAGATGATATGGTAAATATTGTAAATAGTAATATTTATAATTTTGAATATAAAGAACCTAATAAAGATTTAATATGTTTTGATTATTATAAAGATATGGTATATTCTTTAATAGACAAAATTAAAAATAATATTTAACCATATAAAAAGCAATTAGCTTATATATATTAATGAATAAAATAGAATTGTGTAAAAATATAAAAGACAATATAGGAAAATTATCCAATAATGAAATATTAGAAATTTTTAAAATAGTAAATGATAATAATACTAAATATACCAGAAATAATAATGGTATTTTTATTAATTTAAAATGGATGGATGAAGATATTTTAAATAAAATTAATGATTATATTGCTTTCTCTATAAAATCACAAAATGAAATGATAAAATATGAAGAAATTAAAAATAGTTTAACAGATACTATAAATTTTAAAGATAAAAATTCTAATGATAATACGTCTAATATAAATGATACGAGTAATATTAATAATTTACAAATAAGCAAATCTAAAGTTTCTTCTAGTATGAAATTTTATTTATTAAAAAAAAAATTTATGAAACCAATTTTACAACAAAGTATAATTATAGAAAATGATCTTACGTATGAAGAATATTTAATATAAAAATAAAAAATGATATATGTATTAAATACATTAATATATTTAATGATTACTAATAATTATAATGTCTGAAACTATAATAGATTTATCATCTCATTTGAATCTTTCTAACAATGATATTTTATTATGGTCATATAATGATAAGATAGATATATATAATAAACATACGCAATATGTTAATAATCATGAAAATAATAAAATAAATGATATAAAATCTATAGAAAAAAACATAGATATAAACGATACCATATCAGATACAAAAAATAATATAATATCCAATAAACTTTCATCACCAGATAACAACAATGATTCAAAAGAGTTATTACGTCCATCATTATCAAAATTATTAAAAGAAGAAAAAAAACATAAAAAGAAAGAAGCCGCTCAAATTATTACACCATTAGAATTAATTATGAGAGAATCTAATTCACATGAAATAAGTAAAGATGATATTAAAGAATCTATTATCAATTTAATATCAAGGAATGATTATATTAAAGTATTTGGAAAAAAAAAATCTGCTGATACAATGTCTGCTTTTATTAATAATAAATGGAATAAATCAATAATACAATTTATATCATTCTTATTTGACAAAAAAATTATTTATAATAAGAATGAAATTATATATCAAAAAAATGAAGGAACTATTATTATTTAGGTTTATATATTGGTAACATTATCAAACGACCTTTATTTAAGAGTTCTTTAACTATTATATTACAATTTTCAAATTTTTTACCATCTGCATCAGGAACATTTAGTTGTTCTAAAATAGTTTTTTGTATATCTTTTTTTAATGAGGTACAATCTATACCTGTTTTTTTTCCTATACTTTTTCCAATAGTATATATTTTAAATACATTCATTATTATATCAGATTTATTTATTTTTTTTGGATAATATATACCCCATGGCATTTTTTCATCTGTCATATCTGGTATATAAATTGGTTTACTTCTATTTTTTTTTAATTCTTCTATTTCATTTTCAGTACAATCTCTATATTTGTTTTCTTGTTTAATATATATTGTAGCATCTAAATTTTCATTTGTTTCTTGATTTAAATTAAATATATTAACATAACCTATATATGTATTATTATTTTTTGTTTTAATTTCTTTTTTTCCTATTAAAGCTCCTTGTAGATAAAGACATTTTGCTATATATTCGTCTCTTTCATTTAATATTTCATTTTCTAATATATTTTTAACTATTGATATATAGGTTTTATTATCTAATGATGAATATAATGCTATAAATGTATTATTAATATTATTAATATCTATATTAATAATATCTTCTTTTTTCTTAGATAATTTTGTTTCTTTATCTTCTTTTAATATTATGTTTTTTGGTTCTTCTATTCCTGATTTAGAATTTGTTTCATCTAATATTATTTTTATTTTATTTGGTATATTTTTTTGTATTTTAATAATATGTATACCATCTTCATGTGGAATTAATGTATAATCTTCTAATAATACATTTGGATATATTATTTTTTTTATACTTTCCATTATTACTTTTTCATCAAAATCTATAGCTTCTAATAATGTTTTATAATTAATAAAAAATATGTCATTATTAATACTATTAATAATTAAATTTTTTAATATTGTTATTACATTACCAGTAACATGTCTATATGTTTCTTTTCTAAATCCATCAGTATCTATTTTATTATTTATATTACATTTGGGTTCTATTAAATCACTATCACCATACTCATAATCAATGGTAACTCCTTGTGATGTTACTATAGGAATTTTTCCTAATTTAAAAAGTGATTTTGGAAAATAATTTATATTTTTCATAAGATAACAATCTAAAGAATTATTATTTATTATATTATCAATATCATTACTAATTTTGAATTTTCTTGTGGATATTCTAAAAGCATGTAAATCTATTGTTTCTTTAGAATTATCTTTTTCAACAGAAGCATGCATAAAAACAGTCGTGTTTTTATATTCTAATGGTAGGTTTTGATGTCTACAATTACGAATACCTCTTCCAATAATTTGAACACTTCTATTAAAATGATACCATGGTTCTATTAAATGTATTTCACGTGTATTATAGAAACTTAAACCTTCACTAGCAACAGGTGTTATTAATATTACTTTTATTTTAGATCCATCAATATTTTTAGGATCATTTATTACTTTTATTAACTTATCAATTGTAGTTGAACCCATTATTTCTTTATTATCACTAGTTAATATACAATATTTAGGATTTTTAATATTCTCATATTTTGGTTGATCACTAATAATAGTAGGTTTATCTAAAATATTAGTTGTTCCTTCTCTTGAAAATCCCATATGTTCTAATGCGATTGCTATAGGTATTATACCTGAATATCTATAACGAGAATAAATTACTACAATTCCTGTTGATTTTTTTACAAAATTACATATATTTAAAAATTTACCTGAATATTTACCAAGATGTTCTTCATCTGGCATTAATGCATTTTCATATTGTTTATTATATCTTACATTTAATAATTCTGTATCTTTTATAGATGTGAAAAATGTACTAAATCCTTTTTCACCTATTTCATTATCGTATACTATATTCATTGGTTGTAAATTATTAAAAATATTCGCATTTCCAATTTTTTCATTATCATCTATTTTTTTATTTTTTATATATTTATTTTGAATATCTCCTATTTGTGATGGCACAATACCTTCTGGAATTTGATTAATCCAATCTTTGAAAGTTTCTGGTATAGGTTTATTAAAAGGGTCTATTTTTGGTGTTTTTTCTATTATATCTATTCCACTGTCTTTAGGTGATAGTTTTAGAGCAAATGTAAAAGGATTATTACCTTTTAAATATGATATATATCTGCTTGCTAAAAATTTTAATATTTTTAATAATTCTTCATCTATTTTTACAGTATTTTTAGTATAATCTATACCAAAATATTTTGAATAATTATTTAATAGATTTGTTTGTTTATCATTTAATAATAATAAATATAATAGATCTAATATGTCAGTTGGTTCATTATACATTGGTG